CGTAGTCGTTTTGGCCAAAGGCACGATGGATTCAATGCACAGGTTGCCCAGACCGGTGGTAGCGGTTGTACCAGGAGTGAAAATCGAGGTGCGCAACGGGTACCAGGGTTGGGGGAACATGTACGGTAGAGTCATCTGGTGTGCCTGACCATCCTGCGGTAACATGAGCATGCGAGGTCTCGTGGACCTTGCCATGGTGCCCTGCCACTCGCGCATATCAATGCCGAAGGATTGGCCACTATAAGGTACGAGTGTGGCACAACCGCCAGAGAAATCCCCGCGCTCGTCGCCGGCGCCATTGCCAGTAAACCAACTCTGGAACGTGTTGGGTTTGTAACTGACCATGTAGGCACCGTACTGATACGGCGAGATGGAGAACTCCACCCTAATCACTAGGCTGCCACGAAAAGCAGCAAAACCACGCAACTTGGGTGTAATGTTCGCGTTGGTCAAATACAAATGCCAGGGGTCGATGTAGGCTTGAAACTTGCCCTCACCGTCGATAAGATTCCTGGTGTATATCTGAACGGGACGCCTCATCCATGAATCCAAAGCAATGTCGCCTTGGGGTTTAGGAAGAGTAACGTCCTCTGGAGTTTCCGACGCCACGGCTTCAATGATGACCGGGGTGTCGAACTGCGTCAATCGAGAGCTATCGTTACCCGCCCCGCTCGATTCCGGGGCGGCCGAAGACATATTAGTACTTTCGCTCATTGTATAGTAAACGGTCGGGAGTCGACGCGCACGTGACCATAAGTGCGCGCAAGTGAGCTATTTATAAACGCGCCGCATCACTGGCGCCTACCGTCGGCGCTCAGTCGTGTGAGAACCCCAACGCGTCGAAATCGACGGGCGGTTTCCCATACTCGATCTGCTGACCGACGAGGTAGTTGTTGTTGGTGTACTCGTGGTAGGTCGGGAAACGACCTTTGGAGTAGCCAACGTGTGGCATGAGCTCGTAACGATCGGCGACCGCACGGATGTGCTGATCATACCAATCGAAGACGGCCTCATCACACTGAGCGGCCATGCGATGCATGGCCATCAGAATGGAAGCGTGGTGAGCCTCCTGTGTGATGGTGGATTTCATGGTGACGAGACCAAGCCGATGGATGACCTCGTCCCGAAGAGGGGCGCGGACGAACCCGTCCGCACCCTTCACGAACCGGCGTTTGAGAAAGTCGATCTGCGTCTTCTCTTTGAGATCATAGTCGGCCTCGTGTTTGAGACCGGGCGTCACCTTGATGGACCAATTCTCGAGCGTTCGTTTAAAAACACGAAAAGTGAAATCGTAAAAACCAGGTGAAACCGAGACCACTAGGTCGTCTCCGTAGCAGAGCATGCGCACCACCTTGAAGAAAAGCCGCACAAGAGGGCGGACATGTCGTTTGTCCCTAGTGCCGGCGAGCGACATGCGGTGCTCGACAAAAGCTGCACAGACGGTCATCTGGTTGACCAGCCCGTTACAAGTCGTCGTGCCGCCCTGACCGGACGGGTTGACGCCGAGGAAACGGAGCAGGTAACCAAAGAAGTCCACAAAGCAGTTGCAAGCGTCCTGAGCTAGCCCCAACATGGTGCGCACATCGGCGTCTGAAAACTCGCCAAATGTGCACGCCAAGTATATGAGCATAGCGTAGGACAAACGCATCATCTTCGCGGTGAGGACTGAGAAGTCGTAGTCCGCGTAGTCGCTGTCGAAACACTTGTCGTAGAGATGGTCGTATAGACCTCCCCACTCAGGTCCCTCCGCGTTCACGCCGGGGCAGTTCGGGTAAGCATCACCGCGGTGAAGTTGCAACAACGCAATGATGGCAGAGAAATACCTGCGGAACAAGATAGTGAACTCGATGGGCGCAGCAAAAATAGTCCTCGTGCGCTTCGCCTTCACTTTCTCAGCAGCGCGTGGTTCGTCCTTGAACATGGCTTTGAAAATCCAGCCTGCGGTCTGACCGCGCTGGTAACCAGCCTCAGCGCGCTCGATGCGCGCCATAGTATCAGGACGAAGCTTGTGCTCGACCCCATCCTCGTCAACATCCATGATTTTACGCTTGGAGCACCCGTAAGGATACCCAGCGGACTTGTTAAGGTCCATGGGGTTGAGAAAAGTGGATCCAGGCACACCCATGATCGCCTCCTTGTATGTGAGGGGTCGCGCGCCAGGCTCCAAGCCTTTCTCGCGCAGTTCCTGCACCATGCACTCCGTGTAGCTCTCAGCGATGTCCTCGAGAAACCCCTCCTCGGCGTGAACCGGGTCGGGTCGGGCTTTGCGTAGAGCGTTCTGCTTCACGGCGTTGCCTTTGAGGATGGGAGCCATCTTGTCGGTGGTCCACCCACAGACGCCGCGAAAATAATCGGCGAACATGGTGGGGATCACGTCGGACTTGGAGATGCCAGATTGCACATGCGTCCCATCAGAATTGCGCAGGTCGCCATGGTTCTCAACCTTGACGGAATCAACCATCCAGTTGAGCTGGCAACTGCCATCACCCTCGATCACAACGTGCTTATCCCCCACCATGGGGGCATCCACGTCATGATAACAGGTGCGGTGCAAATTGCGGAACGTGCAATCCTCGAGGATGGGCACAGAAGTGTCAACCCGCGGAATGCCGCCCTGCTTGGCATGAAAGGCCAAAACAAGGCGGTCCAAAATGGGAGGGGTGATCCTCACGCACATGGCAACACCAGCGCGTGACGCATGGTGAATGCCCGCGATCCAGCGGTGCCCACTGTACGTGACAACGGCGAGAGAGCCACAGTCGCCGTGCGACGTGGGTTTACCGTTGTTGATCAGAACTGTTTGCTTCCACTTGTGAGTTTTCCCGTCGGCGGAGGCGGTGTGCCAGTCATCGCGGTGCTGCTCAAGCGTGAAAGTCCTGGGTGCGTCGACCTCGTAACCCCCGCCGCCAAGACCAGCGACCCTGGGGCGAATGTAATACCCAGCCAAAGGGAAGGGGACCCCCTCGGGTAAGTAGAACGTGCGCGTGCCATCCAAGGCATGCAGGGTCTTCGATGAGTTACCG